TGTTTTCTCCTCTGATATAAACAGCAGAAGAACCTTGAATGTAGAGATTGCCTGTGCCTGTATCTCTTAACCAGCTATTGCTACCATCGTGATAAATCTGCAAGTCAGACCCAGCACCGAAGATGGCCTTGCCATTGTCATCAAACGTGGCGTTGCCAGTCACGTCGATGCCGGTGGAGGTGGTGGCGAATTTCTCAAGGCCGTTGTGAAAAAGCTTCACATCATCATCATCATTAAATATGGCAAATGATTCATTGAAGTTTCTGTCACAGATGACGATTCTATCATCTGATTCAATTCTTATTTCACCAGTAGCATTACCATTTCGTATAAAGCCGTCTGTTCCATTGCTAGAAATCTCCAAGTCAGACCCATCACCAAACACGGCCTTGACATTATCTGAGAACGACAAGTCACCTGATGTCTTGGTATCTGCCGCATCGCTACGAAGGAACGAGGTGCTGTCGATGCTGTCGAGAAGTGCTGCGTTGGATGCTGTGCCAGTCAGAGGTCCAGTAAACCCGGCGGCGGTAATTGTCGTTGTCGAGTCAATCTTTGCGCCAGTTACAGCATCGTCAGCAAGACCCTCCGTGTCAATCTGCGGACCTTCGCCGGTAGTACCGTCGTGGCTGTGTCCTGTTGTCGCGTTGAACGCAGCTTGTACCGCATCAAATTCGCCGTCCAAGTCGGAAGCGTTGATGACGTTACCGTCTGCGATGTTATTCGCAGTGTCATTACGAGTATAGCCTGTACCCATTTTTTATCTCCTCCCGTATGTCGCGAATTCTAGAGTCGCAGCATCTACGGTAAATACGGCGTCTGTACTAGTTCCTGTTGTTTCATATAGTATCGACACTGTGAATCCTGATCCTATTGTGGGTACTTCAAAAATAGCTTTCTGTTTTGTACCCAGAAGTGAAGTGCCGTAAATACCCGAGCCGTAAGTAACAGAAGCCCCTGCATCAGAGCTTAGTATCGAATCCGGTTGTGGCGAGTCTGGCTGGTCAAAGTCAAACTTCAAAGAAAACTGCAGATCAAACGCGCCGTTCACATCCAAATAAGTAGTGCCCTTGTATATCGTCTTACGAAGCTCCGAGTCGCCTAGCGGAACAAATGGAGTAGCGAATGTAGCTACAATGTCAGTGCCGTCTTGAGTGTTCCCCTGTTCCATCTGATATACGTAGCCATCTTTAGCGGCAAAGTATATTCGTTCTGCGAACCCGTCATATTCACTGTATGTGACGTATGCGTTGAAGCCCCGGAGGTCGTTCCAAGAAATACCCTCTTGAAGCTGTGTTCCCGCGATACCCTTTGCCGCATCGTTAGTATACGCGCCGTTAAATCCAAACAGCCGGTATTGACTCTTCTCACGAATGATGGTACTGGAGAATACCGTGCTACTCGAAACCAAGTCAGTGACTTCTGTCTGAATCGGCTTAGATATGACCCCAAGACTAAAATCACCCACGCGATCCGTAGCCGAAAAGAGCCGCAAACCATCCGGCCCTAAGAACATGATGTCTCCGCCTATTTCCTGAATGGTATCTTCGGCGACACATCCCAAATCTCGCGACACAGGCTGCAACTGAAAGTCTCCGACACTACTACCAGCCAACCTGTTAATTGAAGTTTCACTAAAAATGATCAGTTGATCACGAAAAACAATCAGTCCGGTTATAGTATCTGCAATATTAATTATACCACCGCCGCTGGCACTTGTAAAGTCATCATCTTCGTAGGGGGCCGAAAAAACAAGATTTTTGCCGTTTCCAAGAAAGATGTGGTTCTTAAAATTTACAATGTGACTTGCGCCAGAAGTATCGGATGGCAGGGATGTTAGCTGTTCGAAGGTGGTTCCGTCGAACCTGAACGGTTTACCAGTGCCATCCACAATAAGAATTTTTTCGGTGCCGTCAAAATCATACTTGAGAAATCTGATTCTTTCTGATCCGCCAAGAGTGATGCCCGTGCTGCTGAACGAGGCGTTATCCGTGATCTGCGTCCACCCCGATCCTGCGGAGCGAAAAAGATCATCACCCCGTGCAGCATAGACATTCCCCCCGTATCTCACGATACCTCTAACATTACCACTATTAGACAGTGCGCTACTGTCAAACTTCTCGTATCCCTCAACACGACGATACCCGCCGAAAACAGACGGTTCAAAGTTACGCAGGATACGGGCAGAACCCGGAGCCTGAACACCCTGCTGATAAGGCGAAAGGTTAGTGACCAGTCCGCCCTTGAATTCAAAGGGGTATGTTTGCCACCTATCCGGCATCTAAACCGCCCGTGCGTATACGTTTTCGTTTACAAGAAGAGTCCGCATGTGCTTCACTCCTTCGTCAAACTTACGAAGTGCGATACTTGCAGACTCTAGATTATCCCGGAACATGTAGGCATGATACATAGCTCCGTCAATAATGATGTGTTTGAAACGAAATGGAATCGTAGGGACATCATCGTAGCCACTTAAATCGGCCGGATACATGAAGTATTCGTAGTCAACCGTGTAAGCTTTATCTGGCATGGGGGCAAAGATAATGTCGCCGTCCTGAGATCTAATAACATATTCGGGGGCAGTACCCTTTGTAGTGTCTGTCTCGAACTCTTGATCGATAAAACGATCCACATACTCATCGTACGACATCTGTTTCAAAGAAATCGCTGATCCTACTCCTAAAGTAGTGTTTCGACGAAGACGAACAGTGTCGAAATCTACATACTTTGCGTTTTCAGGCAGGGGATAACGAAGCTCACCCGCCGTAAGAGTGATATCGTCTGTGTTGTGATTGAACGGCCAGTTAAAGTGTTTTTGGTTTATGTCGCGTACTGCCGAGTTAATACTGTCTTTGATCTGAGCGTAGAAGCCTGACGCGGAGTCAAAGTTACTAGAAGTCAGTTCTGTTTCGTTCAGACGGCGACAAACTTCGTTAGTCAGTGAAAGGTAATTGTACGCCATCAGTTTTTCTCCACTACACGGATGCGAACTTCCTGTTCGATGACTGTGGCATCGCTGGCAGTCATCCGGCACACAATCTTATATGTGGTAAAGGCCGTGCCACTTCCGAGATAGATGGTAGCCACAGTAGTTGTGTTTGTGCTGCTGACATACTGAAGACCATTTACTATTTCTCCCGCCGACCACGTTTGAAGTACGTCATCTGCATCGTATATTTTCCAGACGATACTCGAAATAGTGTCCCCTTCAAGCTGCTCGGTCCAGTTGATAGAGTAATCTAGCTGATCATCGGGGTCTTTATCTGGCCACTTCAAAGACATCTTACGCTGCCCTTCTATTTGGGGTAATTTCTTTTGGCTGCAGAATCACGGTTCTAATCCTACTGAATGTGGTCGCGTCAAACACTGTTATCGCATCAGATGGCGCTGGCAGATTGATGACTGTCGTCCCGGCAACTCCCGCCAGACCCGCCCCCGGATTTTGACGTACAGAGCCGATAGAACCAGTGGCACTCACACTTAACAGAGCTTCTGTTGGCTTTTCTTCTACTGTGTTTACAGAACCTGTAGCTGATACGCCTGTGAGTGTTGTATTGGCTGTACCTGTTAAAGTAAGATTAATTACATTAGATGCTTCATTCGTAATTGTAGTAGAACCATTTGTTCCGTCAAAATGAAGCAGTGCTTCTGTACTACCATCTAAAGAGTATGCCTCTGTTTCAGGTGTGAAACTTGCGGCAGAAAGACCTGTTGGTGTAGACGCTCTAAACTCATCTATGTATCCTGTAAATTCTTCGGAACCATTTTCTTTGGCCCCGATTACATAGGTATGAGGATTGTATCCTGCACCTGCTTGCTGACCTCTTTGGAATCCATCTACAAAGATTTCTGTAAAGGCGTACCTTCTTTGTAGTCGAATATGATGCCAAGTATTGTTACTTAATTGTCCGGTAACTGACCTAGCTATAGAACCATCTTTTATTACTTGTAAAGTGCCGCTACTAATACGCAGGGCGAATCCGGAGTTAGAGTTTTGTCCATCCCAAAGATGGGCAGTTTGAGTTGTCAGCGTTGAAGAATAGACCCAAAAATCTACAGCCCATTCTGAACTTGTTAACAGACTCGAAGTGTAACTTGTTGTTACAAAATCACCTGTTCCATCTAGTAGTAAACTAGCAGTGCCAAACTTCTTTTCTGCTGTAGAAAGCTGTGCGTCACCACTGGCTGTAAAGGGTTTGAGAGGATTAAGTTCCCCTTCTACTCCCGTGATACCTCTAGAGACACCGGACGCAACTGCTGTAATTTGACCTGTAGCGGATACGCCGCTAGGCACTATTAAAGAGTCTGCAGATAGTGTCACACCACTGACATCGCCAGTGCCTGATACTCCAGAAATAGGAGCAGCCACATTAGGAGATATTGTTCCTATCTGCCCAGTTCCTTCAACTCCAGAAAGTTTTTCTGAAACGTCTATTTCAAACGAGTTGACAGATACAGATTCAACAGCACCTGTGCCTAGTACGCTAGAAATAGGAACGGACAAGTTGGGGGACAGCGTCCCTATCTGCCCTGTCCCCACAACACCTGTTAAGGTGAAGTTAGATGTCGCCTTAAGAACAAGTGTCCCGATAGACCCCGTTATTGCAGATGGAACAGACCAACCTCGTACAGTTTTACCTATACGAATGTCAGAAGGTGGCGAAACTGCACCCGTAGCTGAGACACCAGTTAAAGTTACAGTGTTGGAAAGCGCAACTGATCCGACAGTACCTATAGCAGATACACCCAAAATATCCTCTTGGATATTTACAAGTGTAGTTCCTACAGCCGTTGTCCCTTGAACACCTGTAACATCCTCTTGGATATTTACAGATACAGTGCCCAGTGCTGTTGTTCCTTGAACGCCTGTTACAAGGTCCGTAGTTTGAATTTCTGGTGAACCGATTGCACCAGTAGCACTAACACCTGCTGTAATTCGTTCTGTAACGTCTACTTCAAAGCCGCCAGCAGAAAGAGATTCTACAGCGGATGTGGCACTAACACCAGTATTTATCGTTACATAGTAATTGCCGTACTCTGCAGTGCCATAAACACCAGTACCATAGTTGGCTAGGTTTAAGGTAACAGACACGGCTTCTACTCTTTACGCGATACGGATTACAGCGTTACTAGCGTCGGCAGCGGGGAATTCGATTGTCAAGTCACCGGCAGTAGCAGAAACAGTGCCACCGAAATCGATAACAGCAATGGCCGAATTACTATTCGCCGTGTTGTAGATGATACAACCGTCAGCAGAAACAGTGACGTTCGAAAACACTTCGTCAGTAAAGTCAACGATAGCCGTAGTGCCGTCTGTAGTGATCGACGCACCGTCGAGTACCTGACCACCAGCAGTGTAGCCCGTACCCGAAGCCTCGTCAGAGTTACCAGTTACATCAGA